GTCTTACCTGTACCGTTACGTGAACCAGAATCGTCACCTCCTTGATCTAAGTTTTCGCCAAGCACTAACGTTAGTTGTTGTTTGTTAAAGTCGACTGCCTGTGTAGTATTACCCACACTCATGAAGTTTTTTACTGTAATGCTCTTAATTTTAATCATCTTTACTCAAATCTCTATATATGCTCAGTAGTTTTGCTTTATCATAGTTCTCAGATTCTATTGCTTCAATCTCTTTTGCAACAATTTCATCTACACTTTCAAACTTTGTGATATCAATGTCTGAATTTATTTCATCATCTTGTGTATTAGGTATAAGACTAATTTCTCTACAGTCATAATCCTTCATAAATGTTTCTTTAATGAAGTTTGCTTCTTCATAACTAATAGGCAAGTCTAATGTAACACGTAGATACATTTTACTTTTTATTAATGTATCTTTTTCATCTAACAATCTGGAAAGTTTTACTGTTCTATACTTCGGACAGTTCCACCAGTTGATATATTGTGGTTCACCTCCAGCTTCAAGTATCATCATACCACGTTCATCATCCCAGGCATCTGCGTAATTGTGAGGAAGAGCATTACCTATATAATGAACTGGACCTTTTACTTGTCGCTTATGGAAGTGACCACTGAATACATATTCTTGGTTCTTGAAATGATCTGCTTGTAGTTCACCCGTGTCAGGCATCTGTACCATAGCATTCATATAAAAGTTTGGAAGTTCAAAGTGACCAAATATGTATTTGCTTTTTATCTTAGGAATCTTTTTCCATTCATCTCCAACTAACCAAGGTATAAGTGTGGTATCACCATCAGTCATCATTTCGTTGACCATTGTAATACCAGGTATGTGTCTACCAAAGTCAATGGAGTTAATGTCTCTTTTGTCTTTATAATATAAATCGTGGTTACCAGGGAAGAAATAAAACTTTTCAAAAGCCTTTCCTAGCTTTTCAAGGCTTCTAATAGTTGCGTCCATTGTTGTAATGTTCAAACTATTTCTATTGTGATGCCAATCACCACAAAAGATTCCAGTCTCGCAACCATTTTCTTTTGCTTGTTCTATATACCAATCAATAAATTCTTCACAATCATCGTTGTGAATCTTAGAATTACTCTTCAATCCAAAATGGATATCTGTAAATACTGCAACTTTCTTAAACAAAACTCTTCCTCACGGTTAATACTAGTATTGTACACGAAAAAATCGTATAAGTCAACACTATTTCTTATCAGAACTTTCCTTATTGTGTAACTCGACAGATTTTTCCCACTGACCCTGATTTTGTCTAGTAAAGGAAGGATTCATATGATTCATTTCAAGTATGTCATCTCTAATATTTTGATTACGTTTTTCAATATTAATAATTCTTACAAATGAATTAGTAACCGCCGCCGTATAATATGCAAACGGGTTATTAGATTTTGATTCATCAAACTGCAAACCAATCTGTGTTAGTTGTAAAATTGCTTGACCTTTCATTTCGTCATTATAGGTATAACCTCTTACGTTACCCCTTGTGGCATAACGTTCACACAACTTCATCCACATCAAAGCCAACTTGTTTGTAGCTTGTCCGTGTGCTTTGCTAAATGATCCGTTACTCATTCCACCTTCCCAATGGCTTTTACCCACGCATATCAAGTTGTCGTTCTCATCAAACTTGTAATGCTGAAATGGTGGAAAATTAAGTTTTGTCTTAGTATCTGCTATTGTTTTGGGGTTTTTCTTTCTACCTTTTTCTTCAGGTATGTGGTCATACGTCATAATTCTAAAAACAACGTCGGTTTTTGCAATCTTTTTGTAGTCTATAGCACATTCCGCCTGCTTAACTTTCTCGCCGGCTTCCTTCCTTGCTTCATATTCCTTCAAACCAAGCCGTTTTGCCTGGTTTCTTTTAGCATCTGCTATAGTTCTTATGTTAATTTTGTCTACACTAGGCAAAATAATGTCGTATTGTGCATAATCATCATCTGTATAACTACAAAACGTGTTTTTTGACTTGTGTATCTCTGATAGGATATCTCTATTATTGAGATAGTTCACTCTTTTCATATTTGTTTTCTCCAAACCTTAAATAATACATTATTATAAACTACGCAGTTAAAAAAGTCAACTAAATACTTGTAGGAGTTAACCAAAATGGCAACATTCAGAACAGTAAATGGTAAGACAGTAATTTCATCCGACAACATGGTACGTGCTGATGGCATGACAGACCGTGAACGTGCAATGGGATTTGACATGACTAACCACGGTGACTTGGGTAGTAGCTTATCAGGATCAAATCCTTTAGAGGGTGCTACGCCTGGTAATTTTAAATTACCTGAAATTGACTTTGCTAACATTGGATCAGACATTGGTAAAAAAATTCGTACAGCTTTGGGCGATGTACCAGTCGATGGTGAACTTAATCCTGGTGGATCTATAGGAGATGCAAAAAAGGCTCCTAATGCTACATTTGGAAAAAGCGTTGAAAGAGATTGGCGTGTTAAATTAAGTATCCCCAATGTGTCTCCGTTTGATTCAGCTCCAATGCTTCAACCACTTCGTGAAACAGGTGGGCTAGTGTTTCCGTATACGCCTACAATTATTGTTGCTCATAGTGCCAACTATAATTCTATTGCGCCTACACATACTAATTATCCTTATTTTGCATACCAGAATTCACAAGTGGATCAACTTGTTATTACAGGTGACTTTTTTGTACAGAATGGTACAGAAGCACGTTATTGGGCAGGCGCCTTACATTATCTAAGAAGCATGACAAAAATGTTCTTCGGTGGAGAAGCAAGTACAATTGGTGCACCTCCTCCTATAGCAAAACTAAATGGTTATGGAGAACACATCTTTAATGACGTACCAGTTGTCATAACACAGTTTACAATTGACTTGCCACAAGACGTTGACTATATTTCAATGGGATTACCTGGCACAGCAAATGATCAATCACAAACAGGAAACCAAGCAAATGACAAACGTAACTTTGTAGGTTGGGCACCTTCACAGAGTTTAATAACAGTTACAGTTCAACCAGTTTACAGCAGACGTGATATTGCACAGTTTAGTTTGAAAAAATATGTTAATGGTGGTTATCTAGGTGATGGAGGATTTATCTAATGGAAAGTTACGGCGGATCAAGTCCTTATAAAATTACACCTACAAACCAAACTGATGATCATATGGATTTCTTTAGAATCAGAGCCATACCGGCAAGTAGTGACGATGTTGAGTATACAATAGCACCTCAATATAATCAAAGACCAGATTTATTAGCACATGACATTTATAATGATGCAAGACTATGGTGGGTTTTTGCACAAAGAAACATGGACATCATAGAAGATCCTATATATGATTTCAAATCCGGAACAACAATTAAAGTTCCAAAGGGCGGACCATTAAAAAGTGCATTAGGCGGAGGATAACATGGGACCTCCCAATCAAAAAGAAATTGATAGAAAAGCTAGCCAAGAAGGTTCAGTGCTTGATAAGAACGGGGCAACAAGTAATACTAATAGTCCTGGACATCCTAGTAATTCTAGTTATACCGACTCGCAAAATTTAAAAGACGCAGGTGTTAAGAGCAACGACAAAGTCAAACCTACAAAATTAAATTACATTACAAATAGAAATATTCAAACAAATATTTTAGAACAGTTTATAACACATAATCAAATTTGGAGTTTATATTGTTTAAGTCCTAACGAGATGCAGTTTCCAGATGATACCTATATGAAAAATGAACCTGTAGTTAATATCATCAGCGGTGCTGGTGGTAATCAACTTATGAAGGGACGTAGAATAACAACTGCACAAGAAAAAAATATTGGTAGGGTTGAATATTATATTGACAACGTGAATATAGAAAGTGTTCTAGGTCAAGGTGGTCCAAACAGAATGCCTCCAGTACATCAATTTAGATTTGAAGTAACAGAACCTTACAGCATGGGACAGTTTTTAGAAGCATTACAGATAGCGGCTCAAACAAACGGATACAGCAGTTACATTGATGCTCCTATGTGCTTAATATGTGATTTTGTAGGACATACAGATGACGACCAAACAAAAAGAGTAGCAAGAAGATATTTTCCAATCCAGATGTCAGGTGCTGTAATGACAGTTGACGCAGGTGGAACAAAATACGAGTGTGAAGCTATTGCAACAAGTGGTGCGGCAAACAGAGATTCAGTACAACGTCTACAAACAGATATAACTGTAATTGGTGGTACTGTTGAACAGGCATTACAAAGCGGAAGCCAAAGTTTAACAAGGGTCATGAACTCAACATTACTTGAAAGAGAAGCTACAGAAACACAGGCTTATGCAGATGAATATATTATTTTATTTCCTAAGACAGAAGATATTGCAAGTAAGAAATCACAGAAGCCACAGGACGATGGCGGAGAATCTGCAACATATGATCCTGAACAGGAATATAGAACAAGATACGGGGAAACAGGCGGTAAGCAAGACGTTAACTATGAGGAATGGTTTAAGAATGTTACAGGCTTTAGTGTTAAGAGATCTAAAACTTCAGATGCACTCAAGGCCAATAGTGTAAAAATTGAAACCATGAATGAAATAGGAAAAGGTAAGCTACTTGAAGATAAGTTAGACAAGGGCGGAGTAAGACCTGCGAACTATTATGCAAGTTATGACAAAGAGAAAAATGTTTATGAACAAGGTAATATTGCAATACCACCTGACCTAAGAGCATTTAAATTTACAAAAGGAACAAAAGTTAATAACATCATTGAAGAAATGGTCGTAGGTAGTTCCTATGGTAAAAGCCTATTAGAAAAACAACCAGACGGCAAAGGTTACAGAGATTGGTTTACAATACAACACTTGGTGTTTAGTGTTCCTGTAAAAGAAGTACAAAGTAAAAAAGCACGTATGCCTAAAATTTATGTGTTTAAGGTTATACCTTATAAGGTCCATGCAAGTTTATGGATGAAGCCTAGTGATAATCCACCAGGCGTAAAGAACATGATACGTGAAGTAAGAAAAGAATACAATTATATCTACACAGGTAAAAACAAAGACATCATAAACTTTGATATCAAGTATGACTACAGATTCTTTACACCAGTACCTAAAGACAAAGGTGCTGTAGCAAAACACAACTTTGCAGGAGATTCATCAAAAGACGAAACAGAAAACAAGAAAAAACTTGTTGAGGGTGACGGAAGTTCTGCTTACGCCAATCATAAGTTTCCTATGAAGCAGGTTGGTGCGTCAGACGTGCAACCAATTGTTTCAGGTATGAGTGCAGTTGGTGGAGATGAAAAAGATAAGATAGCTAGAGAATTCCATAATGCACTTATTAACAGTAACGTTGACTTGGTTAAATGTAATTTACAAATCATGGGAGATCCTTGGTTTTTAGCAGACAGTGGAATAGGAAACTACACAGCAGATTCAGGACCAATAATGTTTGACACGGATCAAACACCTCCAGCTATGGATTACATAAGACAGCAGGTTTTTATTTTATTGAATTTTAAAACACCTTTTGATTATCCAAGTAGAATAAATGACTATAACAGTAGTCTTAATAATTCTTTGTTAGACGGAAAAGGAGGTGCACAAACAGTTGAAACGTTTAGTGGACTTTACAGGGTAACAAGAGTTACAAGCGAATTTTCCGGAGGACAGTTTAGCCAGACATTGGAAATGTTACGTATGCCAAATCAAAGCATAACTGATGATGAGCCAGATTCACAAGTAGAAAACTTGAAAGTAGAAGATGATACCGATCCTAAACCAGGTAAGGGAACTAATAGCAGTGGCTTCCAAGATGCTAAAGCAGGAGTTACAACATAATGGCCGTACAAAAGAATCAAAACATTGATAGAACTAGTAAGCATGAAATAGTAACCATGGAGCCAGGCCCGTATGAGGCTATCGTTATCAACAACTTGGATCCAACATTTCATGGTGCTCTTACTGTTAACCTATTAAAGACAAACACAGCATCGAACGAAGCGTTTGCAGATGGCGAACTTTATACTGCAAAATATCTTTCACCGTTTGCAGGTAACACACCTGCGTTTGCAAACACAAAAAATGACAACTACAAGGAATCACAACAGAGTTATGGTATGTGGTTTGTTCCACCAGACGTAGGAACAAAGGTACTGGTTATATTTGCAGAAGGTAATCCTAATATGTGTTACTGGATAGGTTGTGTAAATGATCAGTATCAAAACTTTGCAGTTCCTGGCAACGCCGCAACTACATTTGTAACTGATGGTACACCGGATAATTTAAAAGGTAAGAAATTACCAACGGGTGAATACAATAAAAAAATTGAAACAGCAGTAAATCAAGATCCTACAAAATTTAAAAAGCCATACCAAAAAGAATTTACTGATAGCCTTTTAGCACAAGGATTGTTGGAAGACGAAACACGTGGTATAACAAGTTCAAGTGCAAGACGTGAAGTACCTAGTGCGGTATTTGGAATAAGCACACCTGGACCTGTTGACAAGAGTGCAGGATCGCCTAAAGCTAAGATAGGATCAAAGGAAGATTTTACAACAGTATTCAAAGCAAGACTTGGCGGAACCAGTTTGGTATTTGATGATGGTAATGACAAGTATCTAAGAAAAAAATCTGCAAGTGAAGGAGCACCTGAATACGCAAACGTAAATCTTGGCGAAATGGACGGTCAAACAGATCTATTACATAACGAGCTTGTAAGATTGCGTACACGTACAGGACATCAAATACTTTTACATAACACGGAAGATTTAATTTACATAGGTAACAGCAGAGGTACAGCTTGGATTGAACTAACGTCAGATGGTAAGATTGATATATTTGCACAAGACTCAATCAGTATGCACACAAAAAATGATTTTAATCTTACAGCAGATAGAAACGTTACAATAGAAGCAGGCGCTAATCTAAGCCTAAAAGCATCAGGTGACTATATTGGTGATAAACTTATCACTGGTAGGGTACAGATAGAATCAAACAAAAATACAAACATACTTGTAGGTGGTAGCACAAAGATCACAACAACTTCAGACTTTGATGTTAACACAGGTGGAGCAAACAAACTTACAGCAGGTTCAACTACAGATATACTCAGCGGAGGCAACCATACAGAAACCGCTTCCGAAATCCATATGAATGGACCGCAGGCGGCTACGGCCGCTACCGCGTCCGCTCTGTCCGTACATCGCGTACCTGGTCACACAACCCAGGGCATTCTTTCACAACGCTCACCACAAGCTGAGCCGTGGACACATCATGAAAACTTGAACCCTACAGCATTTAAAATAGTGCTAACAGATAGGGATTCTATTACAACGGTAGCTAATCCACTACCAAACCCAACTACTCCAGATGTGTTTAAGAAGGAGTTTAAAGGATAGGTAAATATTGTTATGGCAGACTTATACAAAAAAATTACAGTTCCATCAGGTAAACAAGGCAAACCCGTTGTTACTAATCGTGCATACAAAGGTTTAAGCACGGTTAACCCAAATAACAACAGCAAGTCTTTATTTGATATAGCATTGATCAAGCAGGATATACTAAATCACTTTCATATAAGACAGGGTGAAAAGCTGATGAATCCTACGTTTGGTACAGTTATATGGGACGCAATACACGAACCGCTAACAGAACCTATGAAAGAAGCCATAGCTAAGAACGTTACAACTATTGTAAACAGTGATCCTCGTGTTGTAGTAAACAGTATTAACGTAGATTCATATGAAAGCGGACTTCAAGTTGATGTAGATTTGATGTACTTACCGTATAATATATCGGAAAATTTAAGACTAAAATTTGATGAAAACGCAGTACCGTATTAAGTACGCAGATTATGAAACACAATAAATAGTATTATTAAGGAAAGCAAATGTCGTCAACAAATAGACAAAATAGATTATTGTTAGCTGAAGACTGGAAAAAAGTCTATCAGTCGTTTAGAAATGCGGAGTTTAAGTCATATGACTTTGATAACTTACGCAGAACAATGATCAGCTATTTGCGACAGAATTACCCAGAAGATTTCAATGACTATATTGAATCAAGTGAATATCTTGCACTAATTGACCTAATTGCTTTCCTAGGTCAAAACCTAGCTTTCCGCGTAGATTTAAATGCAAGAGAAAACTTTTTGGAGTTAGCTGAACGTAGAGAATCTATATTACGTTTAGCTAGACTCTTATCATATAGTCCAAAACGTAATCAATGTGCAAACGGCTTATTAAAGTTTGAAAGTATTGCAACATCAGAAGATATTGTAGACAGCAACGGAACTAACCTAGCTAGTCAAACTATTCTATGGAACGATCCTTCAAACATCAATTGGAGAGAACAATTTGAAAAAGTCCTTAATGCGGCATTGCCAGTAAACAGTCCAGTTGGAAAACCTATTAAGAAAGATAACGTTGAAGGAGTACCAACAGACCAATATAGATTTGATGCAAGTAACTCAGATGTTCCTGTTTATACTTTTAGTAAAAACGTTGATGGAAAGAATATGCAGTTCCAAGTTGTTTCAACAGACGTAAACTCAGGTGTTATATCTGAAGAAGCACCTTTACCTGGAAACAATTTAGCATTCTTATATAGAGATGATGGTCGTGGACCTGGAAGTTCTAACTCAGGATATTTTGCACACTTTAGACAAGGAACATTAGACCAAGGAACTTTTAACGTAACTTCACCAAGTACTAATCAAAGTATTAGTCTTGAAGCAACAAATATTAATAACACAGACCTTTGGTTATACAAACTAAATTCAATTGGTGCTGAAGAAGAAGCATGGACTAAAGTTGAATCAGTTGAAGGCAACAATATTGTTTATAACAGCTTACGTAAAAATGTAAGAAACATCTTTGGAACTTTAAGTAAGACACAGGATAAAGTAGATTTAATTTTTAGTGATGGTACGTTTGGTAACTTACCACAAGGATCATTTAGAGTTTATTACAGAACAAGCATTAACGATCAGTATAATATTGTACCTTCAGATTTAGTTGCAATTAGTGTTTCAATTCCTTATACTTCTAAAACAGGTAATCCTGAACAGATAACATTAAGTTTAGAATTAAAATATACTGTAGACAATGCTACTATTTCTGAAACCAATGCAAGTATTAGAGAAAACGCACCTAGCACATATTATACACAGAACAGAATGGTTACTGGAGAAGACTACCAAGTAAGTCCTTTAGGAATCAGTCAAGAAATTATTAAAACAAAAAGTGTAAACAGAACAAGTTCAGGTATTTCAAGATACTATGACTTATTAGATAGCACAGGCAAATATAGTTCTACTAATTTATATGGTGCTGATGGAATCATATACAAAGACAAGTTTACAGAAAAGAAAACATTTACATTTACAACAAAAACAGATGTACAAGGAGTTATTGCAAATACCATAACACCTATTCTAAGTCAAAAGCAAATGTTAAATTATTATTTGACTAACTTTCCTAAGACACTAGTTGCTGACTTAGGTGCTAAATGGAAACAAACAACTACAACAACAAACCAAGCAACAGGTTCTTTTGTTGATGTACAAAATTCTACATTACAAGTAGGAACTTTTACAAGTAGTGCATTAAAATTTATTGAAGCAGGAACATTATTAAAGTTTGTTGCTCCAACAGGATTTCATTTTATGTCAAACAACAGCCATGCACTTATGCAAGGCAATGCAGATCATCCTAACGCAATAACTTACAAATGGGTAAAAGTAATAAGTGTAACAGGAGATGGTAGAACTGACAATGCAGACGGCACAGGTCCTATCATATTAAATGATATTATTCCTTCAAATGCTATTCTTTCAGAATTAAGACCTAAGTTTGGTAAAACATTATTATCAGACGTACAATCACAAATAGTTGATCAAGTATTTGCATACAAAACATTTGGATTACGTTATGACGACAATCTAAGACAATGGCGTATGATTACGCAAAACAATTTAGATATTACAAGTGAATTTAGCACAGGTAAAACAGGAGATGTTACTGATCAACAGTTAGACAGTTCTTGGTTATTACTATTTGAAACAGATGGTGAAAAGTATACAATTACTTCCAGAGGACAAAGATACATTTTTGAAAGTAATGAAGAGATTAGATTCTATTATGATAGTACAAGTAAGATATTTGATAATAAAACAGGACAAATTATCAAAGACAAAATTAATATATTAAGCATTAACACACAACCAGATAGCACGAGTGCGTTTACTGTTGATTATCCTTGGGAAGTATCTAAGGAATACAGAGATGGTGACGGCTATATTGACAGTAAGAAGGTTGAAGTAACTTTCTTTGATTCAGATAGCGATGGTGTAGTTGATGATCCAGAAACTTTTGTAACAGTTGTTGATGAAGATACAAATCCTCTAACAAAATATATTTTCCAAAAGAAATATACAACGTCAGATGGTATTGAAGATTACAAATATATGGACAATAGTTCAAACGCAGTACAAGTAAAACAAAGCGAAAGTGTTGTGGGTGCATTAAGCTCATACACAGACGGTCAAGTATTTTACCTTGTAACTGAAGGTGTGTTTAAGATGTACAGTTCAACAGCAGGCACACTTGCATTAACAACAGACTACAAAGCATACGTAGGTAGAGATGGATTAAAATTCCATTACGTTCATTCTGCAGACGATGATAGTAGAATTGACCCAAGTTCAAGTAACATTATTGACACTTATTTGTTAACTAGAACTTATGATACAAACTTTAGACAATACTTAGATGGCACAATTACAAACAAACCATTACCGCCAAGTAGCGATAATTTGTTTAACAACTATGGAGCAGAGATTAATAAAATTAAGTCTATAAGTGATGACGTAATTTATCATCCAGTAAAATATAAAGTTTTATTTGGAGCAAAAGCTGATGCTCAGGTACAAGCTAATATTAAGATTGTAAAGAACCCAGATCAAGTTGTTAATGATAACGATATTAAGGCAAGAGTAATTTCTGCAATTAATGAATATTTTGCTTTAGAAAACTGGGACTTTGGTGACAGTTTTCATTTCTCAGAGATGGCTACTTATGTAATGAACCAAGTTGCACCTGATCTAGTTAACATTGTAATTGTTCCTAAACAAGACTCACAAGGCTTTGGAAGTCTTTATGAAATTAAATCTGAAGCAGATGAAGTTTTCATAAGCGGAGCAACAGTTGATGATGTAACAATTATTGATGCAATTACGGCAAGTAAATTAAAAGCATCAGGTACAGTTGTTACAGGAACAACAAGTACAACAAGCGGTGTTACAAGCGGATCAAGTTATACTTCAGGAACAACTTCAAGTTCTAGTTCTTCAGGAACAACAACTTCAAGTTCTTCAAGTTCAGGTTCAAGCGGTAGCGGATCGTCTGGGAGCGGATACTAATGGCGTATGATGATAATCAAAACGAATATCCATTACCGGTTCCAGGACAAGAAAACGAACGTCCTAGGCAGAGTGCAGAGCACCTACCAAGATATTTTCGTACCTCACATAACAAAAAGTTCTTACAAGGTACACTAGACCAACTTACACAACCAGGCGTTGCTGAAAAAATTAGTTCTTACTACGGTAGAAGAATTAGTAAAGCACGTAAGGCGTCTGACAACTATGTAAGTGACGTAAGCACACAAAGAGAAAACTATCAATTAGAACCTGCTACAGTAATTAAAGACGAATTAAACAACGTAACGTTTTACAAAGACTATAATGATCTAAAAAATCAAATTAAAGCATTCAATGGTACTGTAGATAACGACAGTAAATTGTTTAGCCAAGAATATTATGCTTGGAACCCTAACATTGATTGGGATAAATTTACAAACTTTAGAGATTACTACTGGTTAGAAAGCGGACCTTTGTCTATTCCTGTTGTAGGACAAGCAAAAGGATTAGTAAGTACATACAAAGTTACAAGTCAAGATAACTTAGATAACAAAGCATACGTATTTTCTACAGAAGGTAACACATCTAATCCTACACTTAAATTATACAGAGGACAAACATATAAGTTTGATATTAATACTCCGGGTATGCCGTTGTCAATTAAGACAGCAAGAACATTAGATACACAATACAACTATAATGTAGGTATAAGCGACAGTACGCACAGCACAGACGTTGGTATAATTGAATTTGAAGTAGACTTACTTGCACCAGATACATTATATTATGTAAATGGTAATGATATTAATGCAAGTGGCTTAATACAAGTTTATGATATCTTAGAAAATACAGAAATTAACGTAGAAAAAGAAATAGTTGGCAAGTCAACATACAAAATGACTAACGGCTACGAAATGTCCAACGGTATGAAAGTTAATTTCCAAGGAACTGTAACACCTGCCAAGTATGCAGAAGGCAATTGGTATGTAGAAGGTGTTGGAGATAACATTAGATTAATAAGCGAACAAGAAATAGAAGTACCTGGTACAGTAAGTACAAATAAAAGTATTCCATTTGACAGTGAAGCATTTGACAGAGCTCCTTTCAGTAATGCCAATGCGTGGGCAAAAGACAAAGACTATGTTGTACAAAACAGAGCAAACCCAAGTAAGTCACAATGGTCAAGATATAATAGATGGTTTCACAAAGATGTTTTAGAAACAACAGCATTAATTAACAAGCAACCAAGTGATGTTAACCAAACAGGTAGAGCGGCAAGACCTATTATTGAATTTGATAGTGATCTTAAACTTTGGAACTTTGGAACATTTGCAAAAGATAACATTGATCTTTTAGATACGTTTACTAAAGATGTATTTTCAACTATTGAAGGTGCGTTAGGATATAACATTGACGGAGTAGATGTTGCAGACGGAATGAGAATTTTATTTACTGCTGATCCAGACTCAAGAGTTGCAGGTAAAATTTTTAAAGTTAAGTTTATTACGCATAACTTTGTTAGACAAATTAGTTTAGTAGAAGAAGCAGATACTGATCCATTAGAAAATGAATGTGTACTAGTAAACGATGGTACAGAATATAAAGGTAAGATGTGGTACTTCAATGGTACCAAGTGGTTAGCTGGACAGGATAAAACTGCAATTAACCAATCTCCTACGTTTGATTTGTTTGACCAAGATGGTAACAGTTTTAACAGCACAACAATTTATAATAACAGCACGTTCTCTGGAACAAAATTATTTTCATATAAAAAAGGAACAGGAACTAACGATGCTGTACTAGGATTTCCTTTAACATATAGAGCTTTAGAAAACACAGGTGATATTGTATTTGACTTTAACTTATTACAAGATACATTTACATATCAAAACAGCGATGGTGCAAACGTAACTGGTAACACAGACGTAGGTTTATTAAGAAGATATTCAGATAGAACTACATTTACATATACATCAGGTTGGAC